ATGGCAAACAAACAAGATTTGATCGCTAAAGTAGCAGAAGCTACAGAATTGACTAAGAAAGATTCAGCAGCAGCAGTTGACGCTGTATTCGCAGCTGTAACTGAATTCCTTTCAGCTGGTGAAAAAGTTCAATTGATCGGTTTTGGTAACTTCGAAGTTCGTAAACGTGCAGCTCGTAAAGGTCGCAACCCACAAACTGGTAAAGAAATCAAAATCAAAGCTTCTAAAGTTCCAGCATTCAAAGCTGGTAAAGCTCTTAAAGAAGCAGTTAAATAATGATTTTATAAAAAGCCCGTCATATCAAGCATTTAAGCTTGTGTGACAGGCTTTTTTTGTGTATAGGGGGCAAATAAGGGGCAAACTATAAAGAATCGAGCAAGTCCAGGATATTATCATCCATCTTTTTAGTAACGTGTGTATAGATTTTATTGGTTGTTCGAGAGTCGGAGTGACCAACTCTTGCCATGATTGCTTTTAGGGGTACATTGTTTTCTGCCAGTCTACTAACAAGAGTATGCCTGAAAATATGCGAGGTAAGATGTTTATCTATTGGATTTTTTAAACGTTTATTCGCTTTCTGGATTGCTAAATTGAAAGAATTATTTTGGATTGGTATACCGTTTTTGGTAACAAAGGTAAAGCCAAGATCATTGAATGTTTTTCGAGTGTTTTTTGAAAGTTCATTTATTGAGATAAACTCTTTTAAAATTTCAATTTCTCTTTTTGATAAAGAAACAGTTCTGAAGCTTGCAGCGGTTTTAGTAGTCGTTTTATGACCTTTTGAATATCCTACGGTTTTATCTAGAGTCCCATGGATTTTTACTGTCTTGTTATCAAAATCAATATTTTCTAGTTTAATAGCAATAGCTTCACCAATTCGACAACCATTGTATGACATGAATTCTGCAAGCAAACCTAGTCTATATGTGTTCTTTGTCCTGTATAATTCTTCTAATAATCTTTTTAGTTCATCCTCTTCCAAAAATTTCTTTTCTGTCTTTTCTAACTCTTCGATTGTTTTTATTTGTTTTGGAAGTTTTGCTCGTCTTGCAGGGTTGTCTTTGATATATTCAAGATTAACTGCATAATCAAACGATAGATTTAAAATCATTTTATAGCGCTCTAGTTTTGAACGAGAAATATCTAGATCATTTAAGAACCGCTGGATATATTTAGTATCTATATTCTTAACTTTAATTTCTGTATCGAAGGCTTCTTTAAAATCGTTCACGCTACTAGTGAGAGAACTGATAGAACTACCTTTGATTTCTTTCTGGTAAAATGTCCACCATTCATCTAAAACGTGTTGATAAGTCACATCTGTTGATTGTATATTCTGTAAAGTTTCTTCTATGCGTTCATCTAGTAATTTCTGAGCTTCCTTCTTTGCTCTTGATGTACCAGAACTAAGCGTTACAGATACCCTCTTCAATTTTTCAGTGTAAGGGTCTTTGTATCGCTCAAAAAATTTATACTTTCCATTCGGAAGTTCTTCCATCCACATTGATTTTTCCCTCATTTCTTGATAAAATGGGTATAGTAAAGAGGGCTTTTTAATGCCATTCTTTCTATACAGTACACCCTACGCTCACAGTCGCCAAACTTTCAGAGCGTGGGGCTTTTTTGTTTGAACTATTTCCATTTTGGAAACAGTTACTGCCTTTATATAATATATTTCCTAAAAACAGTAAAAGCCGACTAGACTCTAGCCGACTTTTCTATGGTATGGACTCCCTTGTAAATGCACGCATTTTTTATAGGGCGCTGAACTAAATCAGTCTTACACTATATCCATAGTATCAAATTCTTTATAAGATGTCAACGATTTTTTTGAATACAACCATCATTTTTGTTAATTCTACATTTCTAGCATAAGCTGATTGATTCCTCTGGCAGCGTGCTATAAAATTGTTTATAGCTTGTTTTTGGTACTGTAGTACCGCAGGAGAGCAATAAGTCTTAGCTAATACTAAAAGTGAAATCAAATCGTTTACTTTCTTATAGTTTTTATATTTGATTACATCGACTTGTTTTGCAAAAGTAGTAATAACAGCGTTAACGTTTGATAGTTTATCGTTCTTTTCAAACACATTGAGTAGTAAAACGCTATTATGGGCACAGGCATTTCTTATATGTCTAGCTCCATCGCCTAATTCTGAAGCTTTTTTCAATGATTTGCATCCATGTTTTTGGTAGTAGAAAGTTACGAATTTAATGAGGCACCCATAATCCATATGTTCTAGCAATGCCCAATATGGATAATCATGTTTTCTTTTATTAAACATAGCGTTTTGATAACGTGACTCTCTGAATTTCTTCTTTGTAAACTCGTAATATTTATTGTATTGCGAGTTTTTAAACTCAGTCAGAATGCTATATCCATCTTCTTGGGGATTATTATTTATTTGGCGAGAAAGCTCAACCTTAATAAAATGTTCTACATCGATTGCTATATTTAAAAGTATGCCTCTGATTTTCATATCAAGAGATGCAAGGTCCTGTAAATACGAGAAATCTAAATCCACATATTTACCGTCTTTCTTTTTAAAGTTTTTCCTAAAGGCAGCTAGTTTGTAGTAGTAGTTATTCTTATCCAAGAAAGTGATTGCTTGACCTATAGAAATATTGTTGAAGGTAACATCTTTAGAATCTAGATGATTGACGAGTTTTCTATTATCCCATTTTGGTTGACGACTCAATAGGTAACACCTCCTCTATACACCCCAACTACAGCAAAAATCTTGATATGTGTGTCTTCGGCTGGTGGGAAGTCTAGGATAATGTCTTCATACTTGTCGTTGAGCGACACAAGGCGTAAGCGTCCGTTTTCGGTATATATCTTCTTGAAGTAAGAACGGTCTCCGTATGCGATAACTGCTAAATCTCCGTTATAGGTAGTTAGTCCTTTGTCTACTAAATAGAGAATATCCCCGTCTTGGTAGTCAGGTTGCATGGAATCTCCGCTGACTTTAGTTGCGATATCGTGGCGTGGTGGTCGTTCATGAACCTCTATAGTCTCTCTGTCTGTATCGTCGTAACCAAATCCGTAGTTAAATCCACAAGCTGCAGCCGTCTCAGATACTACCTCAACTTGGTACAAGCTGATGAGGTTTTCCGATACTTCGTTTTTCTTCGTTTTTTCTTCATTTCTCTGCTCATCCCGTAGCCTCTCTGCATAGGTCAAGACTTTAGCTTGTCTTGGGGGTTTTAGTTCGTCGTAGATGGTTTGGATGGTGGATTTAGAAAGAACAGGGGGAGTAGCATTAATTTGAATTTCTTGATCGTCATCAAGCATATCAATTAAGCCTTCAACAGAGATCTGCATACCTTTAGCAATTTTTTCTATTGTTTCATACGAAGGGACGATGGGTTTTTTCGATTTCGGATGTTCATTTTTTTCAAGCATAGAAATATATCCTTTTGTTAAATCAGATAATTCACAAAAAGCATCCATTGATAATTTATGCTCGGTTCTATATGATTTAAGTAATTCTCCTAACTTCATTTAAAAACTCCTTTCTATATATTGTTTAATCTATTATACATCTTTAAATAAAAAAAGTAAATTTTTTTGTTTAACATACTTGACATTTTATGTTTAACGTGTTAAACTATAATCAAGCTTAAGGAAATAACAAAAACCAAGAGCAAAAAAGAAAGGAGTAGGGAAATGAATGAACTAGAAAGAACAGCCCTCAATGAAATATTGAGGACCGTGACATATATAGCTGAGAAGTTGGATGAAGTAGATTCTAAGATTTCTTTGAACGATTCACAAGTTCTTGAGCATCAAGAAAATTGAGCTTCATTTCCATGTAGTGAATAACTCCGTGCAGGTAGTTCTTTAAGTCTTTAAAATCTTTATCAGGATTATTTCTATAGTAATGACCTTCGTCATTGCCGATATAAGCAGATGCTAGTGCAAATGTTTTAAGATCTTCATCCTTGATATATGTTTCGATAACTTGTTTTAATGACATTTTAGTGATCTTTTCTTCATCGTCAGGATTTGTAACAATAGAGAAATCTTTAACAAAGAACTCAAGTGCCTTTCGATATCCGATGCCTGCAATGTGGTCTAGTTGCTCGTGTTCAGCTTTCAGTGCTTGGACATAGATTTGCTTACCAATTGGAGAAACTATCTCTACATCGTCAGATATAGGTATATCACTAGGAAGATTAGGAGTTACTTTGATATGTTCGATATCGTATTCTTCAGTGTAGTTATTGATTAAATATCTTGTAGCTATAAATTCCTCTGTCCAGAAGTGCTTACAACCTAAGCATCTAAATGTTAATACTAAGCTTGTTTTATCTTCTCCAAGATAAAAATAAGAAGAGTTTACAAGATCTGGATTGGTTGGTTTTTTACAATTTGGACAGCTATCATTAACATTTACAGGTCTAGAGGTAGAAGAGGTTATTTTCGCTTGAAATATCATAAGATTTCTCCGTTCAATTTATTATCTTTATTATACCACATATGAAAGGGGGTGGGACGGTATGAAAGAAACAATAAAGGAATTCCTGAAATTCAGAAGCCAATTTACAGTACGTGAATGGTTTGAAATTAACCAAGCAGTAGAAGCTCGTTTAAATCAAAAAGTCGCCCATTTGAAAATGGACGACTCAGATGTAGAAATCATTTGCTAAAATGTTAGAAAGGAAAAAATAATGAACGATATTACTCGAATCATATTGACAAGCGTGAATGTAGTTTGTGCTTTAATAAATCTATTTTGCTTTATTAAAGACAGGATGGATTGATTTATTTTTAGAAAGATAAGGAGGTAGGAATGTGCAAGGAGAACGTTTAAAAAAATGGCGAGAAAAAGAGAAAATGTCTCAAGAGGAACTCGCAGAGAAGTCAAAAGTTTCTCGAACAACAATACACTTGATTGAATCAGGTCAGTCTTCAACAGTTAAGATTCGGACGCTTCAAAAACTAGCATTAGTCTTTAATAAACAGGTAAAAGATTTTTTTTAAAACAAAAGTTTAATTTGTTAAACAAAGAAAGGAGAAATCATGACAGATTTTAAAAACTTGAATGTTCAACTAATCTTTCAGAAATGCAACTGATGATTATACAGCAGTTAAAAACGATTTTCTGAGAGATCCAGAACTTGAACCTGCCACGATTGGGATATTGATGGTTATTCTCAGCAATAAAGAAAACTGGCTTGTCTATCCAGAGGAAATAGCTAAACGATTAAATGTTAGTCGTGATATGATAGACCGTCATCTAAAAAAACTAGAGGATGCTGGTTATATGCGAGTTGTCAAAAAAAGCCTCGGTAGAGGTAGAGGAGTTCAGGTTTTCAGATTCTTCTCAGATACCAAAATTACTGATTTTCAATTTGAGATTATGCTGCAGAGATTAGAAGATGCTTTACAAAAGTTATCCACAGTTTGATATTTACATTTCCGACTTTTACAAATCTGTATTTTACAAATCTGTATTTTACAAATCAGTAAAATAAGGCACTAATAAATATTAACTAACAACAAGTATTAAATAACAATAAATATTCACTAACAACAAGTCCTACTTCTCTTAAATAAATAAAAGAGAGAAATTTAAAAATTTCTAATTTAGGACTTTGGATTGGAAGGAGAAAACAATGAAACCAAACCGATATCCGTATAACTTTAAACCAAATCGGGTGAATATTTTAGATAGTCGTTTCTATACACGGCTAATTGTTGAAACAGAGGATGGAGCAAAAAAAATAGCAGAAGTCACACTAGATGATGTAACTTCTGCTGCAGGATATGTTGTAAGGCTAAGACCAAATTATGACTAGCCTTTAGGAGGGAGGAATGAAATGATTCACCATTATATAACTCATTATGCAAGTAACGGGAAAGATTACGCTGAAGCATGGATTCAAATAAATATTTTTGGAATGTGCTTTTGTTTATGGAAAAAGCGTACAACCATTGAACGATTGTACGCAAACGAAGATTAGACTTTCTTCCAGCCGTTGCCTTTAGCTGATGTCGGAGGTAGCCGATCGCCTTTTCCAATAGTTGCGGTATGACCATTAGTGACTTTTCCACCACGAGGTCCCACCTCTACATAGTGGCCGGGTTTCTGATTGTCTGTTCCAGGTTTTATTGGAGTCTTTGACATGAGACTGCTCCTTTCTATTGAAATTTTGACTAAAACGGTGAGAGGTCCTAGTCAAAATAAATTATAACATAACAGACAGAAACTCACAACATATTGTGAGAGCGAGTGATCATTTTACAACATATTGTGTTTAGAGGTAAAAAATGTGGGAAAAATTAAATAAAATCATGCAGGAAAGAAATTTAAACGGTAGTCAGTTATCTAAAATGGCTGGAGTTAATCGTAGTTTCTTTTCTGACCTAAAGACAGGAAAGGTAAAATATCTTTCTTGGCCAAATATATGCAAAATCGCTGACGCATTAGAAATCAGCACAGATGAACTAAGGTAAAACAAAAAAGCACCTAACAAAGTCAGGTGCTTACTAAAATAACTAACTGAATTATATCACAAAAAGAAAGGAAAATCCATGCCTAAAACAGAAATCACTTACAAACCAGTTGGAATAAATGAAAAGGCCACACATGGCGATTACAAACACCTTTGCCAAATGTGGGAAGGTCTAACAGTTGGAACTGCTAAAATTTGGGCTACTGAGATGCGAGAACACCCCGATTTTAAACAGTTCATTGACAATCCAACTCATAAGTTAGTGTTTATCAATTACGAAGGTTTTCAATTATTCGTGAAATGGAAGAGCAGAAATCGTTATCGTACTAAAAAAGAAACATTACCAGAAATGTTGGAAAACTTAAAAAAAGAAAGACAATTAGGAGCTTTAGCATGACGTTACTAGACAGACTTACAAAATGGTTTTTTAACACAACCAAAATTGAAATCAATCAAGATTGGAGATTAGTCGCATTAGACTTGAACCGAGACCTGATTGAAGAACGAAAAGAAAACAAAATACTCTATCAGCGCATTGCTGACTTAGAAAAATTATTAGGAGTTTGATATGAAATACTTTATACCAAAAATTGACATTGAATGCGAAAGTTTTGAAGAAACTAAATCATCTTTCGATATATTTTCAAGGCATGAATACCATTTTAAAAACGGTTACGGTGCAAGTGTTATTCACGATCCTTATTCATACGATTTAGAGTTAGCCGTATTAAAACATAACAACGAAACTGAAGAATGGAATCTTACCTACGATACAAAAATTACAGATGATGTCGTAGGATACATCGACGGTAAAGAAGAATTAGAAAAACTTTTAAATGAGATTTCACAATTAGAAAAGGAAAATTAACATGACAGAACCAACTTTAGCGAGTCAATTTCTTGGACTTGCAACAACCATGACTTGCTTGTTTGTTACTTTATTATTGATCGCAAATAATGAACAGAAAACGCGACGAAAAAAAGAACAACAAGAAGAACATGACAGAATGATTATTGAAGTCTACCAGGAAGGTAGAAACCAATTCAACAATATCGCACGTATGAACATTCGCAATTGTGACCGTCAATTCACATACGACACACAAAAACCAGAAGGGCTACGTGAAGAATTGCTCGCCCTACCATATCCAAAGGGGTAAGAAGATGAAAAAATATGAGCTATTAGTAGATGATACAATTACATTTTTTGGAGTGCAACTTTTTAGAATTAAGGCGTTAATTTCATTTAGCGGAATTGAAAAAGGAGAAGTTGGCGGATATATTGCAAGTGAAAAAAATTTAAGTCAATCCGGCAACGCTTGGGTATCCGGCAACGCTAGGGTATCCGGCGACGCTGAGGTATACGGCGACGCTGAGGTATCCGGCAACGCTTGGGTATACGGCAACGCTTGGGTATCCGGCGACGCTGAGGTATACGGCGACGCTAGGGTATACGGCAACGCTTGGGTATCCGGCAACGCTAGGGTATCCGGCAACGCTAGGGTATCCGGCAACGCTAGGGTATACGGCAACGCTAGGGTATACGGCGACGCTGAGGTATCCGGCGACGCTGAGGTATCCGGCGACGCTGAGGTATACGGCGACGCTGAGGTATACGGCAACGCTGATTATATTGTTTTTAAAAACACATGGTCTAGCGGTCGTTATTTCACTTATACAAAATCGAATAAAAAATGGAGAGTCGGTTGTTTTTATGGTAGCGGTGCTGAATTGGTTGAAAAAGCATATAAAGATAGCAAAAAATCCGGTGATTTTTATAAAGCGCATGTCGATTTTGTCGAAAAATTAGAAGAGATTGAGAATATCCACAAGGAGCAATAAACATGAACATTTATATTTGGGATTGCGGATGTTGCGACTGCGGATATGAATTTGAATGGATTGACACTTATCAGCCTAGCGAATGTGAAAAATGCGGAAGTACAGAAATTAGATGTGTATTTATCGGGAGGGAATATGATTGGTAGAAAAATGAACGTAATTGAAATTGAAGTTTTGAACTTGATTGTCAACCGTGCAAGTTTTGAAGAACCTATCACGGCATTAGATATCCGAAAAGAGACAGGCTTATCAAAGCGTATGCTTGAACAAGTCATCGAAAGCCTAAGGGTAAATTTCAGACATCCGATTGTGGCTAAGAAGTTCAAACCGAACGGCTACTATCTTCCTAAAAATGAGGAAGAAAGGCAAGCTGGACTTGCACCTTACAGACGGCAGATTTTGACCGAGCAGAAGAACTTGTCCATCGTCATGGCCGTGGATCTAGAGAAGTATTGGAAGTTAGAGCATGATTGAAGAACTACTTGCAGAAATCGATCAATGGCGCTCGGACTACATACATCTCGGAGTCGAACTCGGAGAAATTATCAACAATCAACAAGATATAATCTTGAAACTACAGAACAAAAATACACGCTTGAAGCGTGAAAATTGGAACCTGAAGAAAACGAAAGGTAGAAAGAAATGACAGACACAACAACAATGTTAGCAAACATGATTTTAATTGCACTTGAAAACCAAGAAAGATGGGTTAGTGAACCAAGATTTGAAACATTATCAATTATTGAAGATATTAGAACATCTAATAAAATCATCTCAAAACAAGTGGACGAAGACGGAGATGTGATTGAAAGTTTTGAAGGTTATAAGAACCAAGAACTAGAAGATAAGTTGAAATTGATTGAAGCTACTTTCAAAAAAGATGAAGCAGATTATAGACGTTACAATAGCGAAAAGGTCAAAGCTATGGAGAAAAACTTAGGAATGATTAAGTCTATTGTGAAAATGTATGGAGCACAAAGCGAGGAGTAAACATGGCGACACTATACGAACTTACTGGACAATTCCTTGATATTTACAATATGGACTTGGACGACGAAACAAAAGCAGATACGCTTGATAGCATTGACTGGCAAACAGACTACGAAAATAAAGTAGAAAACTATGTCAAAGTTATTAAGAATACTGAAGCAGACATGGAAGCACGCAAGAACGAGATCAAACGCTTGACTGAATTAAACCGAGCGGACGAACGCAAGAACGAGCGCTTGAAAGAAGTTTTGAAAGAAAGCATGGACTTAACTGGACATGAACGGGTTGACACACCACTATTTAAAGTGTCTTTCAGAAAGTCTGAAGCCGTGGAAGTGGATGATTTACTTCTTCCGGAAAGCTATAAAGTGGCAACGTGGAAAGCTGACAAGAAACGCTTGAAAGAAGACTTGAAAAATGGTCTTGAAATTTTGGGCGCTGAACTTGTCGAACGTAAGAATTTGAGTATCAGATAAGGGGTATCGCATGACAAAATTATCTTTTTCAGAATTACAAAAGAAAATGCAGTTAGAAAAGAAAACGTCAAAGGATGTTAAATACGCTTTTCGTAACGCTGAAGACATTTATACAAAATTCAAAGAAATTAATACAGATTGGGAATTGACAGTATTAGACGACTTACTTATGGTTGGTGAACGTATCTTTGTAAAATCAACCGCAACCGTTACAGACGGCGAAAAACAATTCCAATCAGTCGGATTTGCAGAATTGGACACAGTACCAGTTCTTAACACACAAAAAGGACAATTCAAGCAAATGCAAGTTCCACAATGGACGGGCGCAGTAAGTTCTTACGCTCGCAAGTACGCTTTGCAAGGCTTGTTTGGGATTGGTGAAAAGGACGTTGACGAGTATCCAAGTGATATGAACACACCGGAGCAACCAAAAGCCAAAGCCAAAGCAAAAGTACGACCAAACGATGAACCCGTCATCTCGGTTGAGAAAGCAAACTACTATTTGAAAGAAATTGCTAAAATCTCAACCGAAAAGAACAAAGAAGATGGCTCTATTGTGAAATGGTTCTTGCAACATTTAGGCGTTGCAGACTACAAACAAATCAAAGAGTCACAAGTAGAACAAGCTGATATGCTTTTAGGAAAATTGAAAGGAAACTAAAAATATGATGAACTCAATTTGCCTTGTCGGAAGGCTAACAAAAGACGTAGAACTACGTTATACCCCGTCTAATGTGGCAGTCGCTACGTTTACCCTTGCAGTCAATCGCACGTTTAAAAATGAAAATGGCGATCGTGAAGCTGATTTTATTAACTGCGTTATGTGGCGAAAACAAGCAGAAAATCTTGCAAACTGGGCGAAGAAAGGCGCATTGATTGGAATTACCGGACGTATTCAGACACGAAGCTACGATAATCAACAAGGACAGCGGGTATATGTGACCGAAGTAGTCGCAGAAACATTCCAGCTTTTAGAAAGCAAAGGACAAGGCAACCAAGGACAACAACGACAAGCGCCCGACTTCTCACGAAGTACAAGCACAAATACGCTTGATATTAGTTCGGACGACTTGCCGTTCTAGGTGAAATCAATGACAGATAAAAAAATGATTGTATGGGCGTTATTCGATAGTGGGAATGGCAGCTATACAAAAGGAGTGAACGCTCTAAATAGTTCGGGGGGGGCGAACATTGAAATATATCCAATCGGTATAGATATTGAAAAGAAGAATAATCACTTTATCAATCTAAATCTTGCTGATTATAGTAGACTTTTTGGAGATAATACCCTTTTTGAAACACTCAACAAACTGCCAAAACCTGACTTGATTATAGCAAGCCCTCCTTGCGAAAGTTGGAGTGTTGCAAGTGCTATGGATAAAGGGAATGCTTGTTGGAAACAGGAACAAGGTGACGGGTTGTTTGAACCTCAAATACCACTTTCAAAGTTTACTGTTAGATACGCTAGTGATTTTGAAAATTATCAATTTCATCCAGATAAGCAGCTTATGAAACGGATCAACGGAGAGTTGTGTGCTTTCAACACAATTGAAATCATAAAACGATATAAACCAAAATTTTGGATAATTGAAAATCCTGCCTATGGAAGATTGTGGGAATATATCGAGGTTGTATTAGGCTTTAAGTTGCCTTATGAAAACCATACAAGATATAACAATTATGATTATCCTATAAGTAAACCTACACGTTTTAGCGGGAATATAAACTTAAATCTAAAAAATGAAAAAATACCAAACGAACTAGATTTCAAAAGAGAATTTTCAGGTTCGTACAATGAAAGGTCAAACATTCCCCAAAAATTAGTGATAGATATATTTACTAAAATTTACAATGAATTTTGTACTGGAGAATGATCGCTGCATGGAAAAACTAATTTTAAAATTTGAACTTGACAGAAAACAGATGATTTCAGCGAATGACAGATTACACTTTCAGAAAAAAGCTAAAATCACAAAGTTTTTACGACAGTTAGCACATTACGAAGGGCGGAATACTCTACTAGATTACTTTGGCTTACCTTTTAACGAGGAAAAGCCTTGTAAAGTGATTGTTTGGGTATTCGCCCCAACTAATTGCATATATGATCCGCCGAACTGGTCTCCTACAAGCAAGGCGCTATTGGACGGCTTGACAGATGCGAAATTTTGGACAGATGATAATTATCACGTTATCAAGTCAACGGATTTCAGACACGGTGGAAAGTCCGGAAACAAGAAATATAGAATTGAACTTGAAATATCAAGGATAACTGAAGATGAATATTAAACAACAAATGATTGAATCGCTAGAATATTCGATCGAGAAAGCGAACGCAAGGATTGAAGAACTATCTGAACCTTGCGTGAAGTCGCTTGCACACTCACGAAGCGCAGAGCGTGATTTTTGGAAAAAGAAGCTGAAAAGATATAAAGAACAGTTGGAGGAGTTGAAAGATGAAGTATAAGGTAACAGAATATAACTCAGATTTTCAAATAGAACGAACGGGTACTTGTGAGTTCTGTTTTGGAACAGCGTTAGTAGAAAATGGTTCAATCACGGTTGAAGATGAAAACGGGAATGAAATTGAAATTGTATTGACCGTTTGGGATTGGGGAGATTTTGACACAATCTATATTGATAACGTGGTTAATTTCTCCGCTTGGTTACAAGAAAGGGATGTTGAACCAATCAGTGAAAAAGTAGACTCTTATGCTTGCTGGGATTGGTTGAATGAATTGGTAGAAAAATATAATGAGGTACAAAAAGATGAATAAACAGGAATTGATTGAAAAATACGAGTATTTGAATCATAACTGTTTCAGAAGGGTTGATACGTCTGAAGTTTTGAGAGATTTAAAACAACTAGACGAACCGCAGAAAGTCGTAGTTCCGCAGATGGTGGCTGATTGGTATGAAGAGAATAAGGATGTTTTTGAAGCGAATTTGTATCGATGTGCCTATAACATTCCATCGGTTTTTGATGGCGCTAAACTTAATGAGTTTGAAAGGTGGTTTCTAACCGCTGGCACAAAACCATTTCAAACCCTCGTCAATATGCACCAATTCGGCTACGAGGTCGAGGAAGAGAAGCAGTATATAATCAAATTAAAAGGGGTCCCAGATGGGGCAAAATTCCTTAAATACGCTAAAGTTACTCAAGAATGGTATTTCGGAATGAAAGGATTTTATAGCGATAGAGAAATTAAACACACCCGCAAACAATTAGAAGAAGCCAACTTCGGTTGGGTGTTTGATTGTGAAGGTATTGAAATTGAGGAGGTAACAGAATGATAATATCAGATGAAGAATACCTAAAATTCATAGAAAACGGTCAAAAGTACGCTTTGGAAATCCTTAGAGAATATTTCAAAAACGATGATGAGGAGAAAAATGATGATGAGGAGGTAACGGAATGACAGTAGAACAATTCCTTCAATCGTTATCCTACCTTATGTGGACTTCATATTGGTCAGTAATTTTTTATAAGTTCTTTAAAAATAATAAAAATAATAAAGATTGAGGAGGTGGAGTGATGTCACTAAATAAAACACGAAAACGATTGATTATGAAGTTTCGTAGAATGTATAACAGTTACCCCATAGGCATTAAATTAAGTACAGATGGAGGAAATACTTTTACAGCGATGGGAAGAGTTGTTGAAACTTTTATTCCAGGTGCTAGTGTAAAAAAATCTGGGAATATTAATGTAAGTAAATTACAATCTGGCGATATTTCTTTTAGAAACTTTGAAATAACTATTAGTCAAGGGTTCACCAAAGAAGAATTCAATAAATTGAATGGTGGTGTTTTGTGGTGATGAAAATGACACGACCAAACAGATACCCGTACACACGAAGTCAGTGGATTGAAGAAACCGCTGATTATTATACATACGAAGACGGTATTTATTTTACAAGTCATATTTTAAAAAATAGACTTACTAGAGAAATTAAGAATAAGGAGGTGGAGTGATGGAAGAAGTTATTATGGCTACATTACCTAACAAAGAATTAAATCGTTTGATTAAAATTGAAATTGCAGTTGAAAATTTAATTGAAAACGGAATACTTGATGAAGATGTCTTTAATGAGTATTTGAAGGAAGCGTAGATCGAGGAGGTGGAAGAATGATTCCAGAAGACCATTTTATTAGAGAGCTTATTGAAGACGAAGATATTATCTTCAATAAAGATAGTGATTATCATAAGCAGAGAAAAAAAGAAAAGAAGAATCCGATTTTTAAACGCAATAACCTGAAAAGGAAGGCCAAAAAATGAAAGACACACTAATTCGCTTCTTGCTTGCATGGTCGCTTATCGCTACTTGCTTGCTATTCATGCAACGTAGTCAGCTAGATAAACCCTTGCTAGTCTATCATGCTGATAGTAAGTATGCTATTACGGGCAAGGTGGAAGCTAAGAAGAAAATCGGAAAGTTGTTCACTATTACGGTAAACGGGAACGTGTTCGTGGTTAGTGAAGAACGATATAAAAATATTGAAATTGGGGAAGAGGTAGAAATATGATGAAAAAATTATTAATTACAGCTTTAATCAGCTTGTCTTTTATTAGTCTTGTAGGATGTGGGAATAAAGATATTATTGGAACAACCTTTACTTTCAAATACGCAAAAATCAAACTAGTTGACGGACAAATCGTTGAAGGCAAGGTCAAGCAATGGGCAAAATACGACGACCAAGACAGCGTTCGAGTTACTTTAGAAAATGGAGAGGTGTATTACACTCACTCAAGTAATGTAACCTTGTATAACAAATAGAAAAGGAAAATTATGACAACAAACATGGAATTATTAGCGCATAGAGTTGAGCAATGGGCGAAAGAAAGAGGTTTAGACAATCCGGACAATAGCACGGCTCAAGCGTTGAAGTTATTTGAAGAAGCGGGCGAACTTGCACAAGCGCACTTGAAAGGACGTGAGCAAGACGGAAAAGATGCAGTCGGGGATATTTTAGTAGTGCTGACTATCTATTGCCAACAGAAAGGCTGGAGCATTGCAGAATGTTTTGAACTGGCGTATAACGAGATCAAGAACCGAAAAGGAAAAATGGTAAACGGTTCATTTGTGAAAGAAGGGGATTTGAAAGATGAGTCCATTTGAAAAATTTAATACACAAGAGGATGTTTCAAGTCCTTTTGAAATCAAGAAAAAGAAATTCTTGACTGGTATCAAGTCGCCTTCAAAATTGTTTAGGATGAGGGAACTAGAGCATGGAAGTAGAAAATGAAAATGAATATGCACTCTATCAACAAGACACTTTCTTATCTTGTGGAACTCTTAAAGAGATAAGCGAAGAAACTGGAATATTTATCAAGCAACTACGCTATTATTCTTTTGATTCATACGTCAAGAAGTGTCCAAACGGTAAACGATTGATAAAACTTGAAGTCGATAAACTAACTAAGAAACAATGCGAGCGCTTCGCATTTATGCTGAAGCAGAAACGACTAGATAAGAAATTATCACGCAATGAACTTTCTGAAATTTTAGGTTATACAGTATCAGAAATTGAGAAATGGGAAAACAAGCGTAAACAACCGAATTATTACATTGTCGAAGACGTGGCAACCTATTTCAAAGTACCGGTCAATGTCTTGATTGGCGAAGCATGAGGAAAGGGGCGCAAGTGTTATTTCAAGAAATCAACGAGAAAAAGACAATTTCAAACGTGAAGAAAGTATTGCGACAATATCCACGTATTCGTGAAATTGCTTGCGACTTACCAGAGCAACGAGTTACGCAGTTAATAACGTTTGAACCTAGAGGAAGTAATGGCCCGTCTAAACAAGTCGAGAAACTAGCAATCAGACGGGTGGATGCTTCGAGGGAACTGGAAGAAATCGAGCAAGCTGTTAGTCGCTTATTCAATCCAAAGTATCGCTTTATTTTATTTAATAAGTATTTAGCGACTGAACCAATGCTAAACTACGAGATCCAAGAAAAGTTATGGATTGAAAAAACAAAATTTCAAGACTATTTAAACAGAGCGTGTCTTGCGTTCGCTGAACAGTATCGCGGCGGTGGTTTAATCGCTTTCAAAAGTGAACTTTTTACGGAAACATGAAACGTTTTAAAGTGGTATCATGGTATTGTCAGATAGTATGAAGTTTGACAAACTCCTATATATATTTTACTAAAGGGCATTACGCTCTTTATGGCGACGAAAGGTTCTCTATACACTATTGATTTTACAAAGTAAGCCAAACAAACTTTTTGCTCCGTCGGTTCGATTCCGACCGTCGCCTTATGACTGCAAAAAATAAATTTAAAAAGACAATATACTATTGATTCTCCGCAAGGCTTTGCAGTCGCCTTGCATTTTAAAAAGTCCTTATGAAAATCAGTCAGCTTTACGCTGGCTTTTTTGTTTGTAGAAAAGAGGTGGTGGAAAATGGGATGACCGAAAAACAAAAGATTTTTGCCGATGAGTACATCATCGAATTAAACGCAACTAAGGCTTATAAAAAGGCATATCCGAACGTAAAGAAAGATAAAGTCGCACAAGTAAATGGTAGTAGACTGCTATCAAATGCTATGATAAAGGCCTATATAGACGAACGATTGGAACAATTAAAGACCGAACGTGTCGCAGACCAACAAGAAGTACTTGAATTTTTGACGGCAGTCATGCGTGGAGAAGTTACAGAGCCTCTATTAGTCCTTGACGGTGACGGCTATCAAAAAGTCATGGATGCTAAACCGAACGTGTCAACAAGAAAGAGTGCAGCGGTTGACCTTGGGAAGCGTTACGGCTTGTTTGTGGATAGGCAAGAAATCACTCAAAAAACTATTGACATAAAAGTAGGCGATTGGGATGATAACGAAGAATAAACCTAAAATCAATATCATTATTGACTATCCAAGCCGTGTTTTTAACAAACATATCTATGATAAGCTATACGACTATTCAACCTTTACTGAAGTTCACTATGGCGGTGCTTCGAGTGGGAAAAGTCATGGAGTGATACAAAAGGTTGTCTTTAAATCTTGTCAAGACTGGAAACATCCACGCAAGGTTTTATTCTTGCGTAAGGTAGGCGCTACGGTTCACGATTCAATCTTTGAAGACGTGAAGCAATGCCTGGATAGTTGGCAGTTGCTAGATAAGTGCAAGGTCAACAATTCAGCATATCGCATAGAATTGCCAAACGGCGCACAGTTTATTTTCAAGGGGTTAGACAATCCGGAAAAAATAAAGTCAATCAAAGGCGTGTCAGATATCGTCATGGAAGAAGCATCGGAATTTAAGCTAGATGATTACACGCAGTTGACTTTACGTTTACGGGACAAAAAACATTTGAATAAGCAGATATTCTTGATGTTTAACCCCGTTTCAAAAGTGAACTGGACATACAACGCATTCTTTGTGAAGAAGCCAAAAAACACGGTTGTTTATCATACCTCATACAAGGATAATCGCTTTTTAGATAAGGTAACAATCGAGAATATCGAGGAACTAGCAAACAGAAACGAAGCATACTACAAGATTTATGCTTTGGGTGAGTTTGCGACACTTGACAAGCTGATTTTCCCTAAGTATGAAAAGCGTTTGCTAAACAAGGAAGAATTGGCGCACTTGCCAGCTTATTTTGGCCTTGACTATGGTTTTATCAATGACCCGTCAGCCTTGCTTCATGTAAGGATAGACGACGAAAACAAGCGTTTATACGTCGTAGAAGAATTTGTTAGAAAAGGCTTGACGAATGACAAGATTGCGGAAAGTATCAAGGCCCTTGGGTATGCCAAAGAGCAGATACGAGCGGATAGCGCTGAAAAGAAATCGAACCAAGAATTGCGAAATCTTGGAATCCCTCGGGTTATTGATGTTCAGAAAGGCGCTGGCTCGGTTATGCAAGGGATACAATACTTACTTCAGTACGATTGGATAGTCGATGAACGATGTGTGAAGTTGATTGAAGAACTTGAAAACTATACTTGGAAGAAAGACAAGAAAACAAATGAATACATAAACGAGCCAGTAGATAGCTATAACCACTGCATAGACGCTATACGCTACGCCTTGCAAGATAGGATATATCAAACAAGAAAAGATGTGGACGTTGACAAGGCTATTAGTAAAATCAATAAGATGTTTAGGAGGTAAAGAGTGGATAAAGTAAACGAATTTGAACACGGTATAGACACAACCACGAAAACGAGGTTTGACAGTCTATATTTTGGAACAATCGCAAACGAGCAATTTAGATATGTTTCAAGTAGTGAATTGTTAGATACGGCAAACGGTAAGAAAGCTTTTAGAGATATGATTGATACGTTCTTTACTAGTCAGCAAAAACGCTTGAAAGTGCTATCTTCATATGCTAAAGGCGACAATTACAGTATTTTGAACGGACATAGACGACTTGACAACGAGAAAGCAGATTATCGAGTACGTCATAAGTGGGGCGGATATATTTCTAGCTTTGCAACTAGCTATGTTATCGGTAACCCCGTTTCAGTCGGTATTCTTGAGGGTGCAAACAAAGAGCAACTTGACACAATTCAAGAAATCGAATGGAACAATGACATCAATGCTTTGAATGGCGATTTAGCACTGGACGCTTCAATCTTTGGACGTGCTTTTGAATATCATTTCAGAGATAAGGACGGAGCGGACAGAGTTGTTTCTATTAGCCCGCTTGAAATGTTTGTCATTCGTGATTTAACAGTCGAACAAAATATCATTTGCGCCGTTCATCTTCCAGTCTTTGCGGATAAAGTGAACATGACGGTTTACACTAAAGACCAAGTTATCACGTTTAAGCCTTATTCAACAAATGCAGTACGCTTGATTGTCGATACAATCACGAAGCATGAATACAGAGATGTACCCGTTGTCGAATGGTGGAACAACCGCTATCGTATGGGTGACTTTGAAAGTGAAATCCCGTTGATTGATGCTTACGATGCTGGCCAATCTGACACAGCCAATTATATGTCAGATCTGAATGATGCGATGCTTTTGATTAAGGGTGACTTGGAAGCTATCAACATAAGTGATGAAAAATTCGCTAAAATGAAAGATGCTAACATGATGCTGCTTCAAACCGGAATAAGCGCAAACGGACAACAAACAAGCGCAGATGCCGGGTATATTTATAAGCAGTACGATGTAAACGGCACAGAAGCATATAAGAACCGTTTAGCAAATGACATTCATCGTTTTAGTCGTATTCCTAATCTTGATGATGACCGTTTCAATGCTACTTCATCCGGAATTGCCTTGCTTTATAAGATGATTGGCCTTGAACAAGTCAGAAAAGACAAGGAAACGTTCTTTACTAAGGCTTTGCGTCGTCGCTATGAATTGATCAGTAACATTCACAAGGCTATTAATAAGCCATCGATTGAAGCGAACAAGTTGACATTTACATTTCATCCGAACATTCCGCAGGACGTTTGGAATGAAATCAAGGCTTACATTGAAGCAGGCGGAGTGGTATCACAAGAAACATTGATGAACAACGCTAGCTTCACAGACTACAAGACAGAGCAGTCACGCATTCTGAAAGAAACTGGAGCAAGCGACCATGAAATCATGCAGTTAGTAGGTGGCATGGATGAGCAAGAAAGCTGATAACCGTTTATATAACGCAGAACGCAAGGCACAAGCTGATTTAATCAAGCGTGATATAGACCGTGATAGGATAATCACAGAGTTGTATCAAGAAAGCTATGACCGACTGCAAACGCAGATAGATAAGTTTTATCTTGGTTATGCTGGACGTGAGGGTTTGACGAAGCAAGAAGCCATGAAGCGTGCTTCAGAGTTTGATGTTACCAAGTTTGCAGAAAAGGCAAGAAAAGCTGTTAAAGAAAAAGATTTCAGTCATAAGACTAATTCTTGGTTGCGAGTTTATAACTTGAAGATGAAAGTCAGTCGCTTGGAACTTTTGAAAGCTGAATTAGGGCTTGAAATTAACAGTTTGACAAGCAACCTTGATGAAGTCTTTGACAAGGCACGTAGAAGTGAATATTTAGCCGAATACAAGCGACAAGCGGGTATCTTGGGTATTTCATCTAGCGGAGCAACAAAGCGCTTAGAAGCGATTTTAAACGCTGATTTTTACGGTCAGTCTTTTTCTAGTCGAGTTTGGGGTAAAAATGGACTTCAATCACAGCTTCAAAAGGATGTTTTTGCTTCTTTAAACCGCATATACACAGATATGAACGGCTACCAAAAAGAAATGAAGCGACTATCTGAAAAGTATAATGCGAGTGAATCAAGCGCTAAACGGTTGCTAAAGACTGAAATAGCAAGGATAAACGCAGACACAGACCACGCCGTACTACAAGATAATGGCTTTACACACATGATTTTCGTCGCTGAAAGTGGCGCTTGTGATATTTGCAAGCCGTTAAATAATACGGCAGTACCGATTGATAAAGTAGAAAAAGGCGTGAATATGTTTCCTATGCACCCTAATTGCAGATGCTCAGCGTACGGACATATTGAAATGAAGTACAAAGACGGAAGAAGCACGCTAGATCAATTTAATACAGATTTTTAAAAGGTGACATTTCAAATCTCACCTTTTTTATATTGTCCAAACCGTGCTTACGACACTAAAAGGCGCATGAGTTCGGGGGGGTTGCCCGTAAAAGCGTAGAAAGGAGCCAAACATGGCAGAAGAACAAACACAGACGATTGAACCACAAGCAACGGAAACAGTAGAGGAACACGCTAGCACTCCGGAACAAGAACCGGAACAAATGGTATCAGTCGCAGAGATGCAACGCAGACTTGAAAAAGCTGAAAAGAAACACGCTCAATCGACACAAGAAGCGATTGCCAAGGCTTTGGAAAAATACAAGGCGGAAACTGAATTATCGGGTAAAGAACTCGAAGAATACCGCAGAAAAGAAACTGAAGCAGAAAAACAATCGTTACTTGATAAAATCGCTGGGCTTGAAAAAGAACAAACCAAGCGAGAATTGACCGATGAAGCTATCAAGACTTTATCAAGTCGTAAGTTGCCAGTAAATGATCGTGTCCTTGCTTTCGTCGTAAAAGACACGGCAGACGGTACACTTCAAGCTATTTCAGACTTCGAGAGCATTATTAGTGAAATCAAGTCTGAATATACACAATCAGAACCGCCCGCAGTAAGTACGGCGTTTGGTGGTTCAAAATCACAATCAAGCGGAGAAATTTTCCGCAACTCAAGAATTATCTAAAGGAGATTTTAAAATATGACAGTACAAACTTTTAACCCTGCAAAAGTCCTTGTTTCACAAAAACCGGACGGAACACTTCACAAAGAGTTTACAGACATCATCATGAAAGAAGTCGCTCAAAACTCTATCGTGATGCAACTTGGTAAGTATCATGAAATGGACGGCAAACAAGAAAAAACAGTCCACGTTCAAACTGACGGCGTTTCAGCTTACTGGGTAAATGAAACAGAAACAATCAAGACTGACAAGCCTGAAATCGTACCAGTAACGCTTCGTGCTCACAAACTCGGTATCATTCTTCTTGCTTCTCGTGAAGCGCTCAATTACACTTGGGAAAAATTCTTTGAAGACATGAAACCACAGATCGTAGAAGCGTTCTACACTAAGATTGACGAAGCCGGTCTTTTGGGGTATGAAACACCATTTGCAAATTCAGTTGCTAAAGCTGCTAAAGATGCAAGTAAAGTTATTGGCGGACCAGTAACTTATGAAAACATCTTGAAATTGGAAGACAAACTTTTGGACGACGACATCGAAATCAACGCTTTTGTATCTCGTGTTTCTAACCGTTCAGCTTTGCGTGATGCTCGCGACGGCGACAAGAAGACTATCTATGACAAAGATGCTAACAAATTGGACGGAACAGTTGTCGTTGACATGAAGTCTAAACAATTCAAGAAAGGTGACTTGCTAGCCGGTGACTTCGACCACCTTATCTATGGTGTGCCTTACAACATCAATTACAAGATTTCAGAAGAAGGTCAAATCACTACTGTTAAGAATGCAGACGGAACTCCAGTAAACCTATTTGAACAAGAAATGATTGCTATCCGTTGCACAATGGACATCGCAGTTATGATCACTAAGACAAACGCATTTGCTAAGTTGACAGATGCGGCAAACGTCTAATCTTGAAAGGGGGTATTAAATGGCTTATATCGTAACAGAAAACATCATTGATACCAAAGACAACAATCGACTATACGAGAAAGGCGAGGTTTATCCTCGTCTTAACTTGAATGTGACAGATGCTCGCATTAGAGCGCTTTTGAAAAAAGGCGTTATCGAATCAGACGGGGCACAAGGCGATATTGTCTTGCCTAAAGATGAACCCGTTGAAGAAATCGAAGAAGAAGCAGGGGAATAATCATGGATAATGCCCAACTTGCTAAAATCAAGCGTCGGTTGGGTATTGACCTTGCCGACACAAAAGAAAATGACTTGTTAAAAGACCTAGTAGAAGATGCTGAAAGCTACTTCAAATCGCTTACTGGTTCGGTTTATATCGAAAGTAAGTATAATTTCATGATTGAGAATGTTGTTTATAAACTTTATGGCCGTAAAGGTTCAGAAAGTGTTTCTACTGAAACAGTTGACGGATATTCAGTAACTTATCAAGACTACGACAACTTATTCAAGCCTTACATGGCTATCTTGAATAAAGATTTTGGTCTTGACGGTTCACAACGTCAACGTGGAAAGGCATTCTTTCTATGAAAACACCCCACAGAATCACGCTTGTTAGAGGTTCGGGCGTTGCTAAGTACAATCCAGTAACGGACACTTACGAAAACCAAGCTGAACAATCCGAAGTTGTACCATGTTTTGTGAATTTCATTCAAAAAGCAAAGGTTTTTGAGTTATACGGCAGTCGAACAGACATCGTCATGATTTGCAGATTTCAGCAAGAACAAAAACCGTTCTTGTATGCAATCTATGACGGCTTCAAGTATGAACCGATTGACAGCGTAGAAGCCTCTAAAAGCGCCGTACGGCTCAAAAGGACGGTCAAGGTATAAATGGGCGCAAGTATTGAATGGCACGGTCTAGAGAAGCTGACAAGCACGATATACAACGCTCACCCTAAAGCAGTCGAACAATCTATTCAAGTGTTGAAAAACAAAGCTGAAAAAGGGAAAAAGGTTGCTAGAGATTTAGCACCAAAAGACACCGGTTTTTTAAAAGACCATATAAGTGTTTCATATCACGGTATGGAAGCATGGATAACGGGAAGCGCATCTTATACGGGTTATCAAGAATACGGTACACGTTACATGGCCGGCAAACCACACTTCAGACCAATGCTTGAACAGATTACGCCGGAATTTCAGCAAGATATGACAAACGTCATGAAAGGAGTTTTTAAATGACACCAAACCATGATTTATTCAGAAAGATATTTGCTATCAGCGATGCAAGGGTTGATACATACGATTATTTGCCTAATGCTGATGCAAGTTATCCGTTTGTCTATGTTGGTGAAAATAACGGCTCAGACACGCCCAATAACGACTTGATTGGTACAGCAAGGCAAACAGTCCATATTTACGGAATACGAGCGCATAGAGCCAAAATAGACAACATTTCAGCCTATCTTGAAAGTGTATTGAAGCATTTGAAAGACGGGTATGAGTATAACTTCAATCATCGAAACACAGAAAAACAAGTCATCGCAGATAATACAGATGTTCAGCCTTTACTTCATATCGTGCTGGACTTCACTTACAATTACACAAAAAAGGAGAAATAATAAATGGCAGATTTAATTTTGGGGAAAGACGTTATCGCCTTTTTCCGTCGTTACGCAGACCGCACAAAACAAGATGCGGGCAAGGTACGCTTCCAATCTGAACTTTCTATCAAACAAGAAAAGAACGTAGAAAGTACAAAAACAAAAGACGGAGTTGTTAACTCAATTTCAGACGGAGAAACAAGCGGAGAGTTCAAATCGCTTGCTTACCGTGAAGACGGCGACACAGTGAATATGTGGAAAGAAATGCGTAAATGGTTCAAGGCAAACGATAAAATCGAATGCTGGATTGTCGATCTTGGAAGCAAGAAAAACGTTGGTGGAGTTGACAAGTATGACGTTGAATACTATCAAGGTTATTTCAAGAACTTTGAATTGTCAGCACCTTCAGATGATAAGGTTGAATTATCTTATGAAGTCGCTATCGACGGAAACGGTATCTTACATACTGACAAGCTAACAGACACGCAAAAACAAGCGGTTGAGAGCGCACAATACAACTACCACACACTTGAGAAAGAAACAGACGGAGCGGGCGTTCCGGTTTAATAGTGGTATTTACAAGGGCAATTTATTTGCCCTTTATTTTTTTACTTAAAAGGAGAAAAACAGATGATTTTAAAAATTGGAGAACGTGATTACACTTTACGCTTTGGCCTTGGATTTTTGCGAGAAATGAATAAACTTCATTCCGCTGAATTGGAAGGCATGAAAACTGGCTATGGTGCAATGACATTGTTCAATGCCGGACAAGCGCTTAATGACCCAATGGCTTTCGTTGACATTATCAAAGCCGGAACAGTAACCGAAAACCACAAACCAAGCAATGAAGCAATCGAAAAATATCTTGAAGATTTGATTTTGAATGACGAATACGACAAGACTATTGCTGAAATCGTGTCAGAGTTAAAAGCATCTCCCCTACTCAAAAAAGCCATGAACCTAGTCGAGTAAGGGAGAATCAAGGTTCAGATTTTGGCTATGATGAGGCAATAGCCTTGCTCATAGCTAGACACAACATGACGTTTCAAGAAGCATCACGAACCACGCTAGAAGAATTTGAAATCTATAATACCGCTTATCTTATCAAGCAAGAAGATATGCGTTACCATTCAGCAATTCAAGCATGGTTCAATCAAACAGTTCAAGCTACCAAAGGAAAAGGCAAAAGCGCAAGGTCAGCTTATAAGACGTTTGACGATTTTTACAATCATAAAGACGAGTTTGACAAGATTTTTAGGAAAGATGATGTCGGACAAGTCAAACAAAAGAAAATGAGCCTTGCTGATAGAAATAGAAGGCTCAATCAATCTATGAAAGAAAGGGGGTAACGAATGGGTTTAATGGGAACAAGTTTTGATGTTACTGCTATCTTGAAAGCTAATGTAAAACCGTTTAACAGTGGGATGAAAGAAGCACAAATGACTTTGCAAAGCTTAAAAAATCAGACTGGAACGACACTTGATAAACTAAGCGGAAGTCTTTCGGCAGTCGGTACTGCTTCTATGAAAATAGGTGCTGGCTTAACAGCGGGTCTTACAACTCCAGTTGTTGGTGCTATTGGTGGTATCGTCAAATCGTTTGCAGACTTAGAGCAAAACTTGGGCGGTACTGAAGTAGTATTCGGTAACTTTGCAAAGACCGTGCAAAATAACGCTCAAACCGCTTACAAAAACATGGGTCTATCAGCCTCTGATTATATGGCGACTGCTAACAAGATGGCATCTCTATTCCAAGGCTCAGGGATTAGCCAACAGAAATCACTAGATTTGACGTCACAAGCCATGCAAAGGGCTGCTGACGTAGCATCAGTTATGGGTATTGACACGAGCATGGCTATGGAATCTATTGCGGGAGCGGCCAAGGGTAACTTCACAATGATGGATAACCTTGGTGTCGCTATGAATGCTACTACTCTTGAAGCCTATGCTTTAGAGAAAGGTCTGAATTTCAAATGGGAAACTGCAAGCAACGCTGAAAAAGCAGAATTGGCTATGCAGATGTTTATGGATAGAACTAAGCAATTTGACGGAAATTTCTTGAAAGAGTCAGAAAAAACAGTTTCAGGTTCGTTAGGTGCTATGAAAAGTGCATTCCAGAACTTTGTGGCAGGGCTTGGAGACCCAGAAGCAGATATTAAGCAACTGATGACCAATCTTAAAACGACCATTGAAAATTTCGCCAAAAATGTGAAAACGGTCATAGGGACAATATGGGATAATCTACCACTTGCCCCTTGGCAAAAATGGTTAGGACTTATCGCAGTATCGGCTGGCCCTGCTTTAATTGCAATCGGTGGAGTGATTTCAGTTATCGCTAAGCTTATAAGTACTATCAGCTTAATAGCTGGCGCAGTTTCAAAAGTTTCAGCATGGTTTACCTTGCTAAACACGGGCGGTAGTGCATTAAGTGTCACGTTTGCCAAAATTGTGGGAATTGTTTCATCTTTGGGCGCACCATTCCTTGCAGTCGTCGCAGTAATAGCAAGTGTGATAGCTATTTTAGTAGGTGTATATAACACAAGTGAAGAATTTAGAAACAAAGTAAATTCAGCGTTTGAAGCGGTAAGAAGTACGGTAACAAGCGCTATTCAAGAAGTTGTTTCATTCGTCATGAAACTTTTTGGCACTTTGATTTCTTGGTGGGAAGAAAACCACGCTTTATTTGAACAGACGGCTACTACTGTTTGGAATGCTATTAAATCAGTAGTTGAAACTGTTACAAACTTCCTAGCGCCGTTTATCGAAGCGACTTGGAACAATATCGTATCAGTTGTATCAGTTGCATGGGATATTTTGAAAGTTGTCATTGAAACTGCATTAAATATTATTCTTGGAATTATCAAACTTGTTATGCAGTTGATAAACGGCGACTGGTCGGGTGCATGGGAAACAATCAAAGAAATTGCCAATACTCTTTGGGAGGGCATCAAATCTATTGTTCAAATTGCTATTAATGCAGTTTTAGAGTTTATTCAAAACACACTTACAACCATTAAAGAAACATGGGAAAATATTTGGAATGGCATCTCAGAATTTCTGTCAACAATTTGGGAAGCGATCAAAACGACAATTTCAAATGCTTGGGAAAACGTCAAGACAACCATTTCAAACGCTATTGAAACGGCAAAACAGACAATTATCAATGTTTGGAACGCTATCGTGGCTTATTTGAAAGGCGTTTTAGAAAATATCAAGTCAAGCATCTTGAATGCTTGGGAAAACGTCAAGTCAACAGTATCAAATGCTATTGAGAATATCAAAAATGCAATCTTAAACGGTTGGAATAACGTAGTCAGCACGGTAACGAATGCTGGAACTCGTATTGTAGAAGCAGTTAAAACCGGCTTCAGAAATGCGGTAGCGGGAGCAAGGGACTTCATCAGCAACGCTTATAACGTCGGACGAAATCTTATTATGGGATTTGTCAACGGTGTCAAAAACGCTGCGGGCGCTTTGATTGACGCAGTAGGTGGAGCGGTTAAAGGGGCTATTAACTGGGCAAAAGGTTTGCTCGGTATTCATTCGCCTTCAAGGGTTTTCCGTCAATTTGGTGAATACACAGACGAAGGTTTCATCATCGGGGTTAACAACCGAGCCGGCGCAGTCATGAAAACAGTCGGAAACATGGCTCAAGGGGCGATTGATGCGTTTACTGGTAAAGACCTAGCCGGAACGCTACAAGGCGAATTAAACGCCGTTGACGGCCAATTAGGACGTTTGACTGGCTACGATACTTCAGTCGATTTCAACGGTGGCACAATCACAGTCGGACAACAATCTGCGGACATCGTTCTTAAAATGGGCAATACAACGTATAGAGCGTTTACTGAAGACATCACAAGCGCTCAAGAAATGGAATTGACCTTAGCAAGTTATTAGAAAGGGTAGAAAACCATGTATGGATATTCAAAACTAGAAAAACATAACGACATCGTGGCGACTACGCCTAGCGATAACATGAGCATAAACGGAACGCCCGTAAACGACATTGTGGACGGGTATCGACAATTATCGGTATCGGGTAGAGGTTTGATTGGCCGTGAGGTCAAGACGACTTCTATCGCTGGCCGTCGTGGCGTTTGGATTGAAGAAATTTCAGAGCCGTCAAGGGTGCTTGAAATCAAATACCAGTTAGAAGCCAAAACAAGCGAAGAATTACGGGAAAAATTCGACAAATTAAACTTGTTCTTGCGAACGACAAACAACGGTTCAAAAACACTTGAAGTAACATTCAAGGATGAACCGAATTTTACTTATTTTGCAATTTTCAACGGCGCTGATAACTTTGAGGAAAACTCAAAAAGCATTGTCAGCCGTTTCTCTTTGCTTGTTCCGGACGGCTACAAGAAATCACGGTTGAAAGAATCAATCGGACAGATTGAATTGACCGGTGCTTTTGAAGTAGTTCCGGAAAAAATTGTTGTAACGACTACGAAGACAACAAACACTGTCAGAATTACGAACGGACGACAAACAATTTCATTTACTGGTGCTTACGATGCCAATCAAGATATTACAATCTTGTTTGAAACAAATGAGGTAAAAGCTATGTATAAAGGACGGAGCATTCTAAGTGAACTTGACTTGTTTAGTGATCTAGAAAATTTCAAGGTCAGAAATCTTGATACCGTTTCAGCTACGAATGCACGAGTAAAAGAAGTGAAATGGAGGGATGAACGACGATGATTTACTTATTCGATAAAGACGAGCGACTTATAAAGCTAGTCAAAAAAGATGCGATTAAGTCCGCCCTCCAAAAATTCACTTTGACGACTGACAGATACGTTTCAGACCGCTTGACCGTTGAAATGCTTGATTTGACGGCGCAAGAATTGGAACAAGTGGAATACATGGCTATTCAGTCAATCGACGATGCGCACAAATTCCACTTTTTCTATATTGCGCAAAAATTCTCGGAAAAACTTACAACCTTGATTGGCGTTCAGTCGGGTATTGAAGAATTAAGAAAATCCGTTGTTTTAGACAAACGACCACAGAATACATTTGCTAGACCTGTCATTAACGAATTGCTTGCTGGTACTAACTGGCAAGCTAGATTTGTTAGTGAAACAAGTCAACGAACAACTAATTTTTACTACATTTCAACATTTGAAGCCTTGAAGAAAGTCTGTCAAGTTTGGAATTTAGAAATGCAGTTTTTCGTTGAAATGAACGGAAACAAAATCGGCGCACGCTATATTGATTTCAAAAAACGCATCGGAGAAGCGACTGGAAAGCGTGTCGTTTATGGACACAATGCACTTCAAATCTTGCAAGAAGTGGAGCGCACAAACTTATTCACGGCTTTAATTGGACGAGGTAAAGGCGAGGAAGTCAGCGCATCGAGCAACGAAGGCGGACAAGCTGGATATGGGCGCAGATTGAATTTTGAGAATGTCGTTTGGGAGAAAGCAAAAGGCGCACCAGTTGACAAGCCAAAAGGGCAGAAATATGTTGAACTTCCGGAAATGACTAAAAAATACGGCATCAAGAACGCTGACGGAACGATGCGAGCCAAAATTGGCTTCGTAGTCTTTCAAGAAGAAGAAGATGCTAACGTTCTAATTCGTCGAACGTATGAACAATTAGTCAATGCATCAAGACCGCAGTTGACCTTGAAAACGTCAACAGTTTACTTGAAAGATGTCAATATCGGCGACACTATCCGAGTTGTACGGCACGATAAGAAGTTAGACTATGACACTCGTATTTTTGACATCACGTTCGACCGTTTGAATGACGAATCAAATGACATAAAATTAGGCGATAGGATTTCAGAAAGTAACGAAGCTAAAATCCAAAATATCGCAAGTCAGAAAGCGGATGAATTAATTTCATCTAGTTTTAACGGCTTGATTAAAAACTTGCCGGACTTTTTGCCAAGTGCTGACGGCTTGAACAAAAACTGGTACGGTGCGAATGATCCAACGAAAACGCACGTCGGAAAAGTCGGTATCAATGATATATGGTTCAAACCAAACCCCGAACACGAAGGACAGACAATCATGTTAAGGTGGACGGGCGAAGTTTGGGAAGAAGTCATCCGAAGCAATAGCGACCAAGAAATCATTGACGAAATCAGCAAGCGCTTTGAAAGGCTATACCTCACAGACATCAACGAAGCAAGAAGCAAAGCCAACCAAGCTTTGCGAACCGCTGGGGCAAATGCTGACCTTGCAAACGAAGCTAAACGTCTGAGCGAACGCATTTCAGGCGATATGACAACGTTTAAAAGTGATTATCAAGCTGACTTGAACGGTATCAACTTAAGAATCAATCAGACGACAGCGAACAACGGTCAGATGTTCAGCGCGTTTACAAGCAATATCAACGGGCGCATGGCTGAAATGGCAAGCAAAGTTGAAGGCAAGGTTAATCAAGCAGACTTCCAACGTGTCAAAGAAACAGCTCAACTCTATGAGCGAATTTTAGGTGGCGCTGAAAATGATGTATCGAGAAATGTTTCTCGTATGGTTTTGAGCAATCAAATCTTTCAGACTGAAGTAGGGAAGTACGTTACAGATGATAATAACTTGATTGTCAATTCATTGACAATGGACAAAAATACGCTCGTTGGGAACAATAATCCGAAAGCAAGCGTATCTGTCGCAGATGGTATTTTTACAATCAAAGCGCAAGGCCTTACTGGTTATAATTGGTCAGGATTTAGTCTTCCTATTTATGTGAAGAAAATTTACAAAGATGAAACCTACACGCTTGGATTTAAATTCCGTATTCGCAATTATCCAGATAGCACGTTTGCATTTAACATCAAAAATCACGGCCTGAATAAGACCTTGCTTTCTTCTGACATTGGTAAAAATCGACCACCTATCAATGAGTGGCAGGAATTTCAAAAGACTTTCACAGTCCAAGAGGATTTCGTTTTTGGTGAAGATTATAACTATCCATTTTATATTTACATTGCCAAGAACGGCTGGGTTGAGTTCAAAGAGCCTATACTGGTTCGTGGCTCTAAGACTGGGCCATATAAACCAAGTCAATTCGATGACGCTTACAAGATGACTGAAGCAACACGAACACAAATGACACTGCTATCTAACTCATGGTCGGTTAAAGCCTTGAATGGCCCCGGTGACATCCTCGGGCAGCTAAACCTAAACAAAGATGGTTCTGTCCACATTAACGAGGCCCTCGTTGCCGTGGGAGATAAGACCTACATCAAAGACGGCGTGATTAAAAAGTCTATGATTGGTAACGCTCAAATTGGGACGGCACACATCGGAGAGATTGACGCAAGTAAGGCGAATATTATCAATATTTCCGCTAAAAACATTATCACAGAGGGTTTAACCGCTAACATTATCCGAGGTGGAAAGTTATCATCGTTAAACGGTAAGTCAGATTTTGATTTACAAACTGGTTGGATTGAGATGAACCAAGAAGCAGTAGGAATCAGAAATAGATTCCCTGGAAAACCTATGCAATTCCTTATTTTTGGTCAAGGCTCACTTAATGGGGTTGACGGTGCATATACTCAACTTATGAGTAACCGTAACGGAGTTACAGGGATTGAACATACTTCGGCAGGTATTCAAATCTGGAATGGTAGGCAAGGCGAAAATATTCAGACAGCTATTACATTTTATGGAAAATCAATGGACTTTATGCCAAATTCGCTAGGTGGTGGAATTACCGTGAACACCGAAAACCGTACTATCAGTAATTTGGATAATATCTATTTCCGCGGGACCTCATTAGTAACTATCTTGGATTTAATCAACAAGAATTTTGAAGGTATCGCAACTCACTTTGAATACAATAGGCTCGGTGCACCGGGGCGATACAAAGTGTCGGTTTAATATTAGAAAGGAAAATCATGAACCAAGCAGACGAAGTTATTAACGACCTAGCTATTCAACTCGCAAACAAAGCGATTGAATGCGCAAATTACAAAGCGCTATACAAAGAAGCGCAAACGCAACTTCAACAATTACAAGCAGAAAAAGAAGTAGAGGAAAAATAATATATGACTTATAAAGTAGTAAACAAATATTTACAAGAAAACAATCGTACTTTCGTTGCTATTCGACAAGAAGCACCATATACGGCATTTGACCGTGTTTTGATTGGTGACCGTGTGAATGAAGCAGACGAAGTTCTTATCCAAGCGGTACTCGGTCAAATCGCTACTGAATTAAATCCAGCGGACGGCGTGAAGAAACTTCAAGAAGACTTGCAAACACAAGCACAAGAATACGAAACAAAACTTGAACAGAAAGATGTTAAAATTGCGGAAGTAAAAGCCGTCGCAGACTGGGCGGTTTTGGCTCGTGTTACTGATACGGATAATCCACTTGATCCGACTGTTTTCAAACGTGGATTGGAACTTGTCGAACTCGGACAGACTGGCAAGACTTACCAATCGCAAGAAATTTTCACGCTTGAAAATCCTAATCATGTCGAAAAATTCCAAGAAGGGAAACGCGTCATGATTCAAGTCAATGAGCCGTTCACATATCAAGGACAAACGCTTGAACAACTCGCAGACCTTGAGCAAAACGGTAAGTTGGGCGTTTGGAAATGGACTGAACCAAAAACTGAGAAACCATCTAGCGAGCTAGACACACAACCCGTTCAATAGACCACTATTCAGAAAAGGGGTGGTTTAATTGGAATTTATAACTTTACTTGATAAACTCACACCCGTTTTAATTGTGATTATTCCAAGTTATTTCTCGTTTAAAAGCACGCAAAACACAAAAGAAACCGAAAAGCAAATCAATGTTCTTACGGATAAAATTGGGGATCTTGAAAAATCAGTTCACGCAGTCGAGGAAATCGGGAAAGATAACAATAAAAATCTTTCGCTGATTGGAAAAGGCTTGCAACGGTTACAGCGTTTTCGATTGCAAGAAAACTTGAAAAAAGCAATACGACGTGGAAATACAAGTCAGCATGAAATCGAAGAACTTTCAAGACTTTATGAAAGCTACGTTGAATTAGGCGGAAACGGTGCTATCAAAATATTGTTTGAGAAATTTCTCGAACTAGAAATCAAAGAGGAGAATGATGATGAATAAAATTAACTGGTCAGTACGACTAAAAAATAAAAACTTTTGGCTTGCTTTAGTGCCGGCTTTGGCACTACTTGCGCAAGCATTTGCAAATATCTTCAATTTTTCACTAGAGTTTGGCGATACAGTTGATAAAATTCTAGTGTTTATCAATGTTTTGTTTGCGTTTCTTGTATTGGTTGGCGTTGTCAATGATCCGACAACCGCCGGACTTTCAGATAGTGAAAGAGCGTTGACTTATACAGAACCACACGAAGAATAAGAAAAGGCCTTTTTATAAGGCCTTTTTATTTTGTATGAAAGGGGGCAACATTTGAAGAAAATTATTAAACGACAAGCTGGCATTTGTGTTGACGTTCGGGATGGTTTAAATAGAGTCAAAGAGGAATTTTATAGCCATGACAAGAACAATGCTTATATTGAATTAAAACTGAACGGGCTTAATGCTGAAAAAGTTATCGTTTTATTCAAATTCAAAACAACTAATCGGCTTTTGGAAGTTGCGGGAACAGTCGAAAACAACCTTGTTTCTATTCCATTTGATACTAGCTTAATTACTACCGATGAAATCGTTGACGGGTTTGTTTATGCTGAAAAAGTCGTACAAGCAGCGGACATCTTGAAATTCTCTTTTGGGGTTCGTGTGTCAGAAATCGACAAACATAGCGAATTGCCAATCATTGAGAAAGACACAAAACGCATCGTGGCCTTGACGGATATTGTAACGAAAGCTGAACTAGAAGAAGCGGTCAAGAATATTCATGTCGAGGGTGCAACGTTTGACGATTCGGAGATTATTCGACGTTTACAAGTGCTTGAAACGAAACCAGAAATCGACACAAGCGGTTTTGCGACGAAAGAAGAATTACACAATATCTCACTAACTCCCGGACCTAAAGGCGATAAAGGAGAAACTGGCGAACGTGGGCCAATAGGACCACAAGGACCGCAAGGATTGACCGGTCAGCAAGGTTTACAAGGTATTCAAGGGCCTATTGGACCTAAAGGAGAAACCGGAGAGCGTGGACCACAAGGAGATGTCGGACCTAAAGGAGAAGACGGACTTCAAGGACCTATTGGCCCTCAAGGTTTGCAAGGCGAACGAGGGCAAGACGGACAAAAGGGGGAGCGTGGAGAACAAGGACCAATTGGTTTAACTGGTCCAAAAGGTGCTGACGGCGTAGGTATTCCGCAAAAATTGACCTTATCCGGAAACACGCTTATTCTTTCTGACGGTGGGGGAAGCGTAACGCTGCCAAGTCAACCGGCTACAAACGCACCCGCCGGACAAACCAATCAGTACGAAATCCACGGAACTGGCTTTCCGAATGGTAAAGTCAGCGCACCAGTTGGAACTACTTACGTCGATACGGCGGTTACTAATGGAGCTTTGAAGTGGATAAAGCGCAAGGGGAACGGTAACGAAGGCTGGGAAGTCTTGACGGGTGATACTGGCTGGCGAACGCTGAATATTGTCTCAAAGTTAGGCGCATCTTATCTTAAAGTACGTCGTAAAAATGATACAGTCATGTATCAATTCGGCGGGTTGTCGTGGGGCTGGTTTGGTGTAGTAAGGCGAGGTGGCCCTGGGTACTCTATCCAGCCATCTGACCGTGAAAGAAACTGCTTCATTTTAGGACTAGGTGGAGTACCAGTAGGCTTCCGCTCAGAGTTTAGCCTTATCGGAGGAATTTACAACGACAAGGGCACACCATACGGCACTTGGTACTTGGGAGGTGCTGGAGATAGCAATATGCTACGCTTCCAGTTTACTGACCCTGTCCCGACCGATAGGGACATCGGGGACATTCGTGTAAGTTCTATCTCGTACTTAACGAGCGAGCCTTGGCCTACAACATTGCCATAAAAGAAAGGAAAAATAAACAAATGAAAAAAAACGACTTATTTATCGACGTATCTAGCCATAATGGATACGATATTACAGGTATTTTGACTGACATGGGTACACAGAATACTATTATCAAAATTTCAGAAAGTACAAGCTATATCAACCTGTGCTTGTCTGCTCAAGTTGAGCAATCAAATCCTGTTGGATTCTACCATTTTGCGTGGTTCGGTGGTGATGTTGAAGAAGCCGAACGAGAGGCACGCTACTTCCTTGATAATGTACCTCAAAAAGTAAAATACTTGTGTCTTGATTATGAAGATCACGCAAGCGGAGATAAACAGTCAAACACAGATGCTTGTATTCGCTTTATGGAAATCCTCAAAGAAAATGGCTACGAGCCAATATATTACAGCTACAAACCATTCACGCTCAATAATATCTATTATGAGCAGATTCTTGCGAAATTCCCAAACAGCCTTTGGATTGCAGGATATGGCTTGAACGATGGGAACGCTGACTTTGAATATTTCCCATCCATGGATGGTATTCGTTGGTGGCAATACTCTTCAAATCCTTACGACAAGAACATTGTATTGTTAGATGATACCGAAGAGGATAATGTAACCAGTAAAAATGATCTAAAAAGCCTTAATACGGTAGCTAGTGAAGTTATTCAAGGTCTTTGGGGTAATGGGCAAGATCGTTTCAACAACCTATCAAATGCTGGATATAATGCTCAAGCCGTACAAGCTAAGGTAAATGACCTCTTAAATGCTGGAAACACTAAAGACTTGGATACTTTAGCAAATGAAGTGCTACAAGGTTTGTGGGGTAACGGTAAAGAGCGTTTCGACAGACTAACTGATGCTGGTTATGATGCCGAAGCGGTTCAAGATAAAGTGAATAGCCTTTTGAATGGTGGAAACGATATTTCAGACCTTGATACCGTCGCAAACGAGGTAATTCAAGGACTTTGGGGCAATGGACAGGAACGCTATGACAGTCTGACAAATGCAGGCTATGACGCTCAAGCCGTGCAAGACAGAGTAAACGAATTGCTTTCTTAACGAACTCACTAAAAAACTGTATAAAAACAAAATTTAATTACACTTGACCGCTGGCATTCGCTGGCGGTTTTTTTGTTTGCTCTGAAAGTACTTTCTAAAATAAAAAAGTAATGATTTTTTCACTGTTTTTTATTTTTCCTACGAATAGATAAGTAGGAGGAATAAAAATGAAGATTTTAAATATTGAACTTGCGAGCATAGAACAGACTGACTTAGGCTTTGAACATTGGGTAAATATTACTTACACGGTGCCAATTTTAAAAAATGAATACACGGTCAAGTTGTTGCTCTTGATGGAATGCAAGATAGAGGACCAGGAAGTCATTGAGTATCTGGTATCAACTTGGAGGTATCGTGATCTGGTGTTACATTCTGTGCAGATGTATGAGATGGAAAGGGGCAAAAAAGGGGCAAAAATGCCGTAAACCTTTGGAAAATGATGTAAAAACAATTATTTTAAAGCTAAAAATATAGAGATTTTACAATACATAGGAACCTGTTGTAAATATATGTAATGGTATTTTTAAAAGCTGATGAACTATAAAACCACGAACCCTAGGATTCGTGGTTTTTTTCTTATAAACTTGTAGAGTGTTTTGGTTGTACTTTTTGTTGAGGATCAATGTAGTTAATGGCATTGTTGACAGCAGTTGGTGCTTCACCAAGACCTGTTGCAATCAAGTCAATCTTACCATCGTAGTAGCAGCAATCACCGATAGCGTAAATTCCAGCTTGGCTTGATTCTTGCTTACTATTGACGATAATCTTGTGACGGTTAAGGTCAAGTCCCCAGTTTTTAAGATTACCAACTGATGATTTGAAGCCATAGTTGACAAAGAGGTGGTCGAGTTCAATAGCTTCGGTTTCATCGGATTTGACTTTTGTGATTTCAAGCTTGTCAAGAGTTTTTCCATCTCCAAGAAGTTGACTTGGCACAAATGGTGTTTTGATGCTAACAGATGATTCTTGAAGGGCTTGGACACTATGTTCAAGCGCACGGAAGTTATCTCGACGGTGAACAAGCGTAGTTGGAGCAATCTTTTCAAAAGCTAAGGCCCAGTCCACAGCAGAGTCTCCTCCACCCAGGATGGTTACTTTCTTGCCGGCATATTGTTGAATGTTAGAAACGTGGTAATGGATATTTTCATAACTATCAACACCATCCAATTCAAGTGGACGCGGTTTAAAGGCACCTCCACCCATAGCGATAATGACAGCTTTACTACTATGAATTCCTTTAGTAGTTGTTATCTTAAATACATCATTCTCTTTTTCAATGTCAAGAACAGTTTCATTGAGGTGTGCTGGTGTATCAAAACCTTTTAGTTGTTCTAAGAGGCGATTAGTTAGTTCTTCGCCAGTGAGATTTGGGAAACCTGGGACATCAAGAATTTGTTTTTCAGGATAAAGAATGGCAGGTTGGCCACCTAATTGAGGAAGAGAGTCAATGATTTGTACTTTAGCTTGACGTAAATTTGCATAAAAGGCTGCGAAAAGACCAACTGGGCCACCCCCTATGATGGTAATATCATATAATTCAGACAT